CACCAACAGAAAAAGAATATTGAGAAAGAAGACAAACCGAAGCAAGCAGCACTACCTGCTGGCGACACCAATGTGTTCATCGGTTCTACTACAGACCTGCAACGTATGTTGAAAGACATTAATGAGAAGGAAGTGAGTCAAGCAGATTATGATGCCATCGAAGATAGTAGACACGACGAAGAATAAAGGCGATACCAGTTACCTTGGCAATCCCCATGTCAAGAAAGATGGTGTTGAAGAAGACTGGACTCAAGACAAGGTTGCTGAGTATGCCAAGTGCATGGCAGACCCTGCATACTTTGCCCGCACTCACCTCAAAGTAATCAACCTCAACGATGGTCTTGTGCCGTTTGATCTATATCCGTATCAAGAAGAAATGTTCAACCACTTCAATAGCAATCGATTCTCTATCGTACTGGCATGCCGACAATCAGGTAAGTCTATCTCATCTGTTGGATACATCCTCTGGTTTGCTCTCTTTCACCCAGAGAAGAACATTGCTGTGGTAGCAAACAAAGGGGCAACTGCCAGAGAGATGCTCTCTCGTGTTACCCTGATGCTCGAGAACCTCCCGTTCTTCCTACAACCTGGATGTAAGACTCTGAACAAAGGCACGATTGAGTTCAGCAACAACTCGAAAGTATTCGCTGCCGCCACATCAGGTTCGTCCATTCGTGGTCAGTCGGTCAACCTATTGTTCATGGACGAGTTTGCGTTCGTTGAAAAGGCAGCAGAGTTCTACACATCGACATACCCTGTTGTATCTTCTGGTAAGAACACAAAGGTCATCGTGACATCCACTGCCAATGGTATTGGTAATCCGTTCCATAAGATATGGGAAGGTGCTGTGCAGGGTGTGAATGAATTCAAACCATTCCGTGTTGACTGGTGGGACGTTCCAGGACGCGACGAGGCATGGAAGCAAGAGACTATCGCGAACACTTCACAACTACAGTTCGATCAGGAATTCGGAAACACGTTCTTCGGAACTGGCGATACTCTGATCAATCCAGAAACTCTGTTGAACCTGAAGACCTCAAGACCGAAACGGATCCTCGAGGGTGGAGACTTAATGGTATATGATGAACCTCGCAAGGGTTCTCAATACGTCATGTGTGTCGACGTGGCGAAAGGTAGGGGGCAGGATTTTAGTACGTTCAACGTGATCGATATTAGTAGCAGACCTTTCAAGCAGGTCGCTGTCTATCGCAACAATCTTATCTCTCCATTGCTCTTTCCAGATATTATCTATAAGTGGGCAACTTCCTACAATCAGGCATATGTTATAATTGAATCAAATGATGCAGGTGCTTTGGTTTGTCAGGGCATCTATCATGAGATGGAATATGAAAACATCCACATGGAGTCCATGACAAAGTCGAGTGGCATTGGCGTTGAGATGACCAGAAGGACGAAGCGTTTGGGTTGTTCTGGATTTAAAGACCTGATGGAGACAAATAAACTTGACATCGTAACGAGAACACTATACTAGAGATCTCTACGTTTGAAGTCAAAGGTGCCTCGTACGAAGCATCCTCTGGTAACCATGATGATTTGGTTATGAACCTTGTTTTGTTTGGATACTTGACATCAACCACAATGTTCCAAGAGTTGACTGACATCGATATAAAGAAGATGATGTTCGACCAGAGAATGCAAGAGATTGAAGAGGACGTCCCACCTTTTGGTTTCCAGAGTAATGCTGTTGAAGAGATCACATACGAAGAAAGGATGGATCCGTGGAGCATGTTGCATAAGGATGACAATGACTGGTAAGCATATGTGGAATCTCTGGGCAAAGGCAGTCGGTGAGAAGACTGGCAACACAGACTCAGACGCAGACAAGGTTGCGGTCATCCGAACAATCATTGTTGTTGTCAACTTTGCCACATGCCTATTCATAATTGCCAACGCAATTCACCACTGGTAAGCGTAGATTGCAATCGGTATAAATAAGAGCATGTGAACGCTCGATGGCGAGTGTCATTCTTATAATGATACATATAATTTTTCGATCGAAACGAGGAAATCAAAATGGCACTTACAACACCTTCAGTGTCTCCAGCAATCGTTATTAAAGAAATCGACTTAACTGGCGTATCGCCAAATGTCGAAACTTCTTTGAGCGGTATGGTGGGGCAATTTAAATGGGGTCCAGTCAATGTACCTACTCGAGTCTCTGACGAAGCACAACTTGCAAGCATGTTCGGTACACCCGATGATGCAACTGCTGTTGACTACTTCTCTGCTGCTCAGTATCTGCGTTACTCTGGCAACCTTATCGTAAACCGACAAGTATCCCAAGGGATTGCTGCTGACAGTGCATACAATGCAACTCTGCGTAATCAACCAGTCCTGATATCAAACGAGAAAGTCTGGGAACAAATAGGCACCCACACAGAAATGTTTACTGCAAAGTATCCTGGTGCCATCGGTAACTCTCTCGCTATCTCAATATTCGCAATCGCATCCGGCGACACGTCCGATAATGCCACGACTAAAACCAACTTTGGCGACTGGCAGTGGCAAGAAAAGTTCGACGGAATTCCTGGAACTTCAGGTTGGGCAGAAGGACAAGCGCAAGCACTCATAAACGACGAAGTGCACGTTGCTATCATCGACAAAGGTGGAATCATCTCTGGTACAAAGAACACTGTATTAGAAGTATTTCCATATGTCTCTCTTGCTCCAGGAGCAAGGACCATTGATGGCGGAGACAACCACATCAAGAGCGTACTGAATAATTCTTCAAACTTTGTTTGGATGGGTGCATACTCTGATGCCGCTAACATGGTTGGTGGTGATAATTGGGGAGCAAATGATGGATCCGCTATCGTGAACTATGCTGATGGATGCTCTTGGTCTAACGACTCTGCTTATGCTTCTTTCTCTGGTGGTTCTGATCACTCAGCACTGGACGCTGGCGACTATATTCTTGGATTCGATGCATTTGAAGACAAAGACGAAATAGACGTTCAGATCCTTATCGCTCCTGGTATGTCAACCACCGCAGATCAAGTCACTGTTGTAAATGATCTTGCTGGCATCGCTTCTGTAACTCGTAAGGACTGTGTCGTTGTGGCATCTCCTAACCGTGATGCTGTTGTTGCCAACAACACTCCGAATGTTTCTACCATAGCAACTACTGACCAGTTTACTGCTTCTAACTACCTGATTGTTGATAACAACTATCTGCGTGTTTACAATAAGTATTCTGATAAGTACATCTATGTACCTGCTTGTTCTACTACTGCTGGATTGCTTGCTGCTACTGATGCAAACTATGGTCCATGGTACTCTCCTGCTGGCGAACGTCGCGGTGAATACTTCGGTGTATCATCACTTGCACATTCTCCTAGCAAAGCAGAACGTGATGAACTGTACAAAGTTGGTGTAAACCCAATCGTACAATTCAGCGGTCGCGGTATACTGTTGTTCGGTGACAAGACTAAACAATCACGACCAAGTGCGTTTGATCGCATCAATGTTCGTCGTTTGTTCCTCGCGGTCGAGAAATCTGTCGCACTCGCTGCTCGTAACTTTATGTTCGAGTTCAACGATGAATTTACCCGATCTGAATTCGTAGCGATCGTCGAACCACTACTGCGTGAAATTCAAGCGCGACGTGGTATCGAAGACTTCTTCGTCCAGTGCGACAGCAGAAACAATACTGATGAAGTGCGTGCGCGCAACGAATTGGTCGCTTCTGTATTCATCAAACCTGCATATGCAATTAACTTCATCACTCTCAACTTCATCGCTACTCGCGCTGGACTTGACTTTGAAGAAGTTGTTGGTACGCTTTCTTAATAGTCATTCAAAGGAGAAACAAAGATGGCAATTTTACGAGTAGATGACTTTAAGGGCAAGTTGACTGGTGGCGGTGCTCGCTCCAACATGTTCGAAGTCAATGTTAACTTTCCAGGATACACTGGCGGTAACAAGGAACTGACTAACTTTATGTGTCGTTCGGCATCACTGCCTGCATCGAACATAGCACCTATTGAAGTTCCATTCCGTGGACGTATCGTCAAAGTTGCGGGCGACCGTACTTTTGAACCGTGGACACTCACTGTCTATAACGATACAGGGTTCGCAGTCCGTGATGCTTTCGAGCAATGGATGGATGGTATGAATACCCATTCTGGCAACGTTGGCGTACAGTCAAACAATTCTGGTTTCGGTACTTATGCTTCTAACATGGAAGTGTTACAACTCGACCAAACAGGACGCAGCGTCAAGACTTACTTCTTGAAGAACTGTTTCCCAACTAACGTATCTGCTATTGACCTCGACTATGCGCAAGCAGGTGAGATCGAGCAGTTCACTGTTACAGTCGAGTACGACTACTGGACAAACGACAACACCAACTAAGGTTGGCGAGTCGTCCTAAGTATAAGCAGGAGGGGGAAACTCCTCCTGCTTTTTATTATATTATTGTATTACCAAACAGGAAAACAAAATGGCAGAGAACAATTTCAAATTGTTCGGTTTCGAAATAAACCGAAACAAGAAAGACAAGCAGGCAGTTGATCCGATCCCTGCTGCATCTGTTGTTGCACCTACAGATGACGATGGCACAGGTTATGTGACCGCACCGTCAAATCATTACGGTACGCATATGGATATATATGCAGACCTCCAATTCAAAGATCAAGCAGACCAGATTCGAAAGTATCGAGCAAACGCTGGACACCCAGAAGTAGACATGGCAATTGAAGAGATTGTCAACGAAGCGATTGTTATACCAGACGACGAGAATGTTGTTGAGATAAACCTCGACTCTGTTGACATTTCTGATAAGATCAAGAAAAGTGTCCACGAAGAATTCCAACACGTACTGAACCTCCTTACATTCAACGAAAGAGCACACGACATATTCCGCTCTTGGTATGTTGATGGTCGTTTGTACCACCACCTCCTCGTCGACAAGAATAAACTCAAAGAAGGTATCCAAGAGATACGTTACATCGACGCAATGAAAGTGCGCAAGGTCAAGCAAGTTGTAAAGAAGAAAGACCCTGTGACTGGCGTTGGCGTTGTTGACAAGGTAGAAGAATACTACATCTACAACGAGAAGAACGGCACTGCAAAGAAAGGCATTTCTTCTCACGCAACTGATTATAAGGACACTGCTGTTCGTCTGAGCAATGACTCTGTTAGTTATGTGACCTCTGGTCTGCTTGACGATACAAAGTCACGAGTCATCTCCCACATACACAAAGCAATGCGCCCTATCAATCAACTGCGCATGATGGAAGACTCCCTGATCATCTATCGTTTAGCACGTGCACCAGAACGTCGAATCTTCTACGTTGATACTGGTAACATGCCGAAGGGTAAATCAGAAGAGTATGTCAACTCTCTGATGACACGATACCGCAACAAACTTGTATACGACCAAAGCACTGGTGAACTGAAAGACTCCCGCAAGCATATGTCTATGCTGGATGACTTCTGGTTGCCTCGTCGTGAAGGTGGTCGTGGTACTGAAGTGACTACACTTCCAGGTGGTAGTAACCTTGGCGAGATTGATGACGTCAAATACTTCCAGCGCAAAGTATATCAATCATTGAACGTGCCTGTATCTCGCCTTGAGCAAGAGTCAGCATACTCCCTCGGTCGTGCTACAGAGATCAACCGAGAAGAAATCAAGTTCCAGAAGTTTATCACTCGACTACGCCAACGGTTTGCCAAGTTGTTCACCCATATCCTGCGCCAGCAGTTGATACTGAAGGGTGTTATAACAGACTCTGATTGGAAAGAAGTATTCCACAACCGTGTTCGTGTAGAGTTCTACAAAGACAATCACTACACTGAGTTGAAAGACGCTGAAGTGATGACACAAAGACTTCAATTGGTCGACCAAGCAGCACAGTATGTTGGCGAGTACCTGAGCAAAGATTGGGTAATGACAAACATATTCAGGTTCACCAAAGAAGAAGCAGAAGCAATGTCCAAGCAAATGAAAGCGGAGATTGCTTCTGGTGAGATTGACCCTGATGCCGAGCAAGAAGAAGGCGAATAAGAAACACCCTATATAAACTGTAACGTATAAAACTGGAGAATATTATGGAAGACGATACAATGGACGTGGAAGTTATTACACCAAGCATAGACGACCTGTTGCACTCAATCAAAGGCAACGAAACTCTGGACTCGGGTAAGATATTTGCTGACCTGATGGCAGGTAAGATCGATGACGCTCTTGCTCAAGAAAAAGTACGCATTGCCAATATTGTGTACAACGGTCAGGAAGAAGAAACTGAGGAAGAAGAAATTGATTCCGACGTTGACGACGAATCCGACGTTGAAGAAGATGACGAAGATTTGGACCCTGAAGTAGAAGCAGAAGTTGACGCTCTATTAGCAGACGCAGAACCAGAAGATTTCTTAGATATCGATCTGGGTGGTGATGATGAGCATGAAGAACCAGAAGATGATCTTGGTCTTTATGACGAAGACGAAGCAGAAACAGACATAGAAGATATTTTGTCTGATGATGACGACGAAGAATAAAATTAGTATAAATAAACAGTATGAAATACTTTTCAGAAATTCGTAGTAAAGCACCAAAGGGCGACCTTGTATACAATAAGAAGCACAAGAAAGTGAAGTGCGCTGTATACAAGACCACCAAGGGGTTTGAAGCATACATAGACGGTGACCATCTCGACACCTTCCGTTCTGAAAAGGACGCTGTAAAATCAATCGAGACCGCAATCAAGGAATTATTTTAATGAAACTGATCGCTGAATTCAACGAACAAAATGTTCAATGCATCGTCGAGAAAAACGAGAAAGGCGAAAAGTCTTTCACCATCGAAGGTGTATTTGCACAGGCAGAGCAAAAGAATCGGAACGGTAGAATCTACCCGAAGAAGACTATGCAGTCTGCTGTAGATAAGTATGTTGAAGAGCAAGTTTCAAAGAACCGAGCAGTTGGCGAGTTGAACCATCCAGAAGGTCCAACAGTCAACCTCGACAAAGTTTCGCATCTCATCACTGACCTTCATTTTGAAGGCAATGACGTGATCGGAAAGGCATCAATATTAGATACTCCCATGGGTAAAATCGTAAAAGGTTTACTTTCTGGTGGGGTCAACCTTGGTGTCTCAACTCGTGGTATGGGTAGTCTTGTGCAACGTGGCGGTGCCTCGTATGTCGGAGAAGACTTTGTTTTAAGTACA